AAGGTGGTATTGTAGGGAGTGTTGTAAAGGTTACAGCTGTCGATGCAGTAACTTATTTAGTTCATGATTCATTGTTAATTGGTTCAGGAACTATAGTTACACCATTTGCTGACGCTTAATTCAGGAGACTAATATGAGCTCATCAGATGTAAAAGCCTCCGTACCTTTGACTGCTACTGGGCAGTTACAGGGAACCATAGGCACTGGGGCGGGTACAGCGACTAATTTAGGACCACTAAGAGTTCAGTCAGTACAGGCTCAAGCTAGTGCTGCTGATGCCACTATAAAAGTATACGATGGAACAGGTGCTTCTGGAACTAAACTTCTAATGGAATTTAAATTTGGCAGCGCGGCAAACGAATCGTTTGATCACTATCTGCCCAATGACGGAGTTTACTTTAAGAATGGGGCATACGTCGTATTGGCTAATTGCGACTTCTTTGTTGCTTATCATTGTTAAAATATGGCAACCTCAGGAACTCGTACATTTAGTTTAGATGTAGCGACAGCAATAGAAGAGGCATATGAACTTGCGGGTCTAGAAGCCCGCACGTCATACGATGCCGTAACTGCTCGTCGTTCTTTAAATATTATGTTTGCCGATTGGGCAAATAGAGGTATTCAGATGTGGGAAGTTGTTAAAGTTGAACAAGCTTTAACAAAAGGAGATGAAACATACTCTTTAAATTCTTCTGATATCGATATTTTAGATGCGTACATACAAAAAACAGTAGGAAACACGGTCACAGATTTTTCGTTAAGTAGAATTGATCGTAACGAATATGTAAATATTCCTGTAAAAGCAACAGAAGCTAGACCCACACAGTTTTGGTTAGAACGATTAATAACCCCTGTTATACATCTCTATCCAGCGCCCGAGAATTCAACCGACAAACTCATTTACTATTCTTGGCAAAGAATACAAGACGCAACGGCGTCACTTAATGATTTAGATATCCCAAATAGATTTATGCCTTGTTTGGTTTCTGGGTTAGCTTATTACCTTTGTTTAAAAAAGAACACTCAAAAACTTCCTGTAATTCAACCGTTATATGAACAAAACCTTGAAAATGCAATTAAATATGATGAAGATAGGTCTTCGATACATTTAGTTCCCAATAGGAGTTATATTTAATGGCGTATGCCACAGGTAAATACGCTAATGCTATTTGTGATAGATGTGGCTTCAAATATCCTTACTTGTCTATGAAAACTGAATGGGATCACACAAGAGTTTGTCATGAATGTTATGAACCAAAACATCCACAACTAGATCCTTCTCACCCTCCTGTTGATGCAGAAGCTTTGTGGCAACCAAGACCTGATGTTAGTTTACCTCAGGCTCAGTTAGGAAGAGTTACAACTAGAAATCCTTCAGATTCTGTAATAGCTGTCAAAGGCACTAATATGATGAGGTTTAGAGACGATCCAAACATCGGTAGTGCTTTTTCTGGGGCTATAGGACAAACGTCTTTAGGACTATTAGAGGTTAGTGTAGACCAAGAAACTTCCCCCGATACAACTTCTGAACTTTCTGGACTCGCAGGGACAGGAAGTATAGATTCACTTACAACTTCAGTTTCTGACAGCATAGCGACTCCAACAGGTTTAGCTGGAACAGGAACTTTAGGATCATTAACTGTGACAGGAGCTTCTTCTCTTACTAGCTACACAGTTACAGTAGCTAGTTATTCTGGAGCAAACTATTTCTATATAGATGGATCTAGAGCAGCAACCTTAAATCTTTCGGAAGGTTCAGCATATAGATTTGATCAGTCTGATAGTAGCAACAGTAATCATCCGCTAAGAATATCTATTACATCAGACGGAACACACGGCGGAGGATCGGCATACACGACGGGAGTAACGACTTCTGGGACACCAGGATCATCAGGAGCCTACACTCAAATAACAGTAGCCTCAGGTGCTCCAACACTTTACTATTACTGTACTAATCACTCAGGTATGGGCGGACAAATAAATACTTAAAATGGCAGGATTTACTTACAACGGACTAACCACAGCTATCCAAAATTACATGGATAACACTGAAACAACGTTCACAAACACAATACCAACGTTTATACAACAAGCTGAAGAAAAAATATTAAAATCTGCAGACCTTCCTGTATTTAGAGAAAACGTCACAGGAACTGCTTCTTCTGGTAATACTTATTTATCAACCCCTACAGATTTTTTATCTCCGCGTAGTTTAGCTGTAATTGACAGCAGCGGTAATTATAGTTATTTATTATTAAAACATGTGTCTTGGATTAGAGACTATACTCCTGCCGCAGCAACAACAGGAGACCCATTGTTTTATGCTTTATTTGACGATAATACTTTTATTTTAGCTCCAACACCAAACAGCAACTTTACATTTGAACTGCATTATTTCTATAGACCGTCTTCATTAGTCGACGCAGGTGGAACAGGAACCACATGGTTAGCTACAAATGCATCCAATACTTTGTTATATGGTTCTTTAGTTGAAGCCGCTATTTTTATGAAACTAGCCCCCGCAGAAATACAAACATATGATGTTAAATATCAAGAAGGATTAGCAAGGTTAAAATTATTAGGTGAATCAAAAGATATAAGAGATGAAGCAAGGTACGACAGTTTAAGAGTACCCCCTCAGTAACTATGTTAAAAGAACCTATACCTGAACTTAAAAATGCAAATATTGCTTTAGTAGCTATGGGACAAAGTCAAATAGATTATCACTTATCAAGAACACACAGTTTAGCTTTTGATGAAATATGGGCTGTAAATGCGATGATTGGAGTTTTACCTGAAATAGATAGAGCTTTTATATTAGACCCTATGTCTAGGTTTTTTGATACGGAAGATGCAGGGAGTATGACTGAGATGATGAGAAAATATCTTCCACGAGCAAAATACCCTATTTATACATGCGAACTTGACGAAAGGGTTCCGTATACTGAGGAGTTTCCACTTGAACCTTTAATACAGGATTTAGGCTGTGCATATTTTAATAATACTGTAGCTTATGCTATAGCTTTTGGATTATGGAATCAAGTTAGTCATTTAACTGTTTTTGGCGTAGATTTTACTTATAAAACAAATATGCATTTTGCTGAATCGGGTAAAGCCTGTTGTGAGTTTTGGTTAGCTAAATGTATGGAAAATAAAATAAATATCTCGGTTGCTCCAAGATCAAACTTGTTAGAAACTAATATAGACACTAAAGAAAAACTTTATGGGTATCATAGGTTAAAAGACCCTATTATTACTTATCAAAAAGAAGGTACAATAAAAACTTGTAAATGGTCGGAGGTAGAGCAGATTGAACACCCTGAACCGCAAATGATAGATAGAAATGATTTACCACCAGAACCAGAGGAGTATTAATGTTTTCACTTAATTCTGAAACAGAAGTTGGCAACCTTGGAGTTGTTACAACAAATAACAGAGGGCATACTGTAGAAGAAGTCGCAGAAATGGCTACTAATAGATTAGTTTCCATTAGCGATACCGCCCCTGCACCCATTAGGGATCAAGCACATGTTTTTAAAGAAGCATGCAAACACGTTATTACTTATTATATGAATGAGGCTGTTAAAAACCATGTTTGTACAATATGTAATGAATTAGAAAAACAAGGTCAACATGACCTAGCAAATATTATTAGGAGACTATAATGGCGATAACACAAGCAATGTGCACTAGCTTTAAAAAAGAACTACTGGAAGCAAAACATAACTTTCTTGCCTCAGGCGGTAATAGTTTTAAACTAGCGTTATATACAAGTTCTGCAACTATGACTGCAGCTACTACAGCGTTTACAACTACAAACCAAGCATCTGGAACAAATTATACTTCAGGTGGAGCTGCATTAACCAACGTTAACCCAACATCTTCAGGAACAACAGCGTTTACTGATTTTGCTGATTTAACTTTTGGAACAGCAACGATTACTGCAAGAGGTTGTATGATTTACAACGACACTGCATCGGGGGATCCCGCTGTAGCTGTGTTTGATTTTGGCGGAGATAAAACATCTACTGCAGGAAGTTTTACTATTCAATTTCCAGCAGCAGACGCTAGTAACGCAGTAATAAGAATAGCGTAACCGCTAATGGCAGGTTGGGGTAGAAGTACCTGGGGTGCTGGTCCATGGGGTCAGCCCGCTGTAGTTAATGTAGCTGTAAGCCTTACAGGTGTTGCAGGGACTTCTGCGTTAGGTACAGAAACAGTAGTTTGTGATGCAAACGTAACTGAAACAGGTGTTACTTGTACAGCCTCTATAGGCTCTCTTACAGCTACTGGTGGCGCAGTTGTAACTGAGACAGGATTATCAGCAACTACTTCTTTAGGCTCTGTAGCTATTTCTGCTGGAGGTGATGTATCTGTAACAGGTTTATCAGCAACCACCTCATTAGGAGGTGTTTCTGCATCTGGGCAAGGTGAAGCTTCTTTAACAGGTTTAGCAGCAACAAGTGGACTAGGTTCATTAACTACACGAGCAGATGCAAATGTAGCAGAAACAGGTGTAGTAGGAACAACAGCTTTAGGCACTGTAATTACCGCAGGAGCTGCAATAACAGGTGTTTCAGGTGCTGCTTCTACAATAGCATTAGGTGAAGAAACTGTAATATGTGACGCTAATGTATCTCCTACAGGTGTTGCGGCAACCTCGGCTTTAGGAAGCCTAAGTATAGTTGGCGAAAACTTTATTTCTGTTACGGGATTAGAGTCTACAGGAGCGATAGGAACAGTAGTAATAAATGCACAAGGAATTGTGTCTTTGACAGGGGTAGAAGCTACAGGAGCTATCAGTCAAATACTTGTTTGGGGGAAAGTAGATGATTCCCAAAACGCTGATTGGTCAGGGATATCAGACACACAAACCCCTAATTGGACAAGCATATCTGATTCTCAGACCCCAGGATGGGAAGAAGTTGCTTAACTAATATGAAAAAAGAGAATATAATCAAAATGTACGGAGAATACTAATATGGCAAGCACATACGTAAATGACCTTAGACTTAATGAAATGGCGACAGGTGATGCGTCAGGAACTTGGGGAACAACAACAAATACCAATTTAGAGCTGATTGGTGAAGCACTTGGCTTTGGAACAGAAGGTATAACCACCAACGCAGATACGCATACTTCAACAGTAGCAGATGGAGCTACAGATCCAGTAAGGGCGATGTATGTTAAATATACAGGCACATTAGATTCAGCTTGTACAATCACTATTGCACCTAACACAATCAATAGGATGCAATTTATAGAGAACGGAACAAGTGGTTCTCAAAACATAATAATTTCACAAGGTACTGGAGCTAACGTAACGATCGCTCCTGGTGATGCAAAAGCAGTATACCTAGATGGTGCTGGTTCAGGCGCAGCCGTAGTAGACGCTTTTGCTAGTTTAACTGTTAATGGCATAATCAGTAAAGCCTTTGGTACTTCATCAATAATGATTGGAGACAACGCTACAGGAACTATAGATGCTGCTAACGAAAATACAGGTGTAGGTGTTAATGTCTTTGCAGCTTTAACTTCTGGTGACAGTAATGTAGCAGTTGGTTTTAATGCTCTTACAGCAAACACCACAGGACAACAAAACGTAGCAGTTGGAAATAGAGCAGGTGATGCTATAACAACAGGCGAAGGGAACACAGCAATCGGATATTTTTCTTTATCCACTACTACTACAGCAGATAACAATACGGCTGTTGGAGTAGATGCATTAGGTTTAAACTCTACAGGTGCTGCCAATACTGCTGTTGGTAAAGATGCTTTACGAGCCAACACCACAGGTGACGATAATGTTGCTATTGGACGGGAAGCAATGGTATCTACCACAACAGGTGGCAATAACGTATCAGTCGGTTCTTTTTCTTTGGATGCCAATACTACAGGTGCTTTTAATACTGCATTAGGAAGGTCTGCTTTGTCAGCAAACACTACAGCTTCTAACAACACAGCCGTTGGTTCAAGTGCTTTAGCAGATAACACTACAGGGGATGTTAATACCGCAGTAGGTGTAAGTGCTTTAGCAAATAACACAACTGCAAGTAATAATTCAGCGTTGGGTAGAGAAGCACTATTTACTAATACAACAGGTGCTACTAATACAGCTATGGGCAACGCATCTTTATATAACAATACAACAGCTAGTAATAATTCAGCTTTTGGTTATCAAGCTTTATTTGCAAACACGACAGGTTCTGAAAATACTGCTGTTGGTAGGTTATCCTTAGATGCTAATACAACTGGAACAAACAATGCTGCTGTTGGTAATCAAGCATTGGGGGCTAATACTACGGGTGATTACAATACTGCCATAGGAAACGAAGCTTTACTAACAAATACAACAGCAAATGCAAACACAGCTTTAGGAAACGAAACTTTAAAAGTAAACACCACAGGCACAAGAAACACAGCAGCAGGTGCATCTGCTTTAGCTGCAAACACAACAGCAAATGACAACACCGCTTTTGGATATACAGCTTTATTAGCAAACACTACAGGTGCAGAAAACACATCAGTAGGTTCAGAAGCTTTAGATGCCAATACTACTGGTGCTGAAAATGTTGCAGTTGGTTATAGTGCTTTATCAAACGCTACTACAGGAAGCAATAACACAGCATTAGGTAAAAGTTCTTTAGGGAATAACACTACAGCAGATAACAACACAGCAGTCGGTAAAGGTGCTTTACAAGCAAACACGACAGGAACTGCTAATACTGCTGTCGGTATGGAATCTTTAAAAACTAACACCACTGCTAATAACAACACAGCAGTTGGCATAAGTGCTTTGGAATTAAACACTACAGGTACTGATAACACAGCAGTTGGTGCAGGAGCTTTAGATAAAGCCACTACCGCAACAAGAAACTCTGCTTTTGGAATGGATGCTATGCAAGCTCTTACCACAGGTTCATATAACACAGGATTAGGACAAAGAGCATTATATGCTAATACAACAGGCACAGAAAATGTAGCAGCAGGTTATCTGGCTATGGATGCCAATACAACTGGCTCATACTCCGTAGGTCTAGGTGTTAATGCTTTAGGAGCAAACACTTCTGCTAATTATAATGTAGCTATTGGTGCAGGGGCAATGATTTCTACTACTACAGGACCACAAAACGTAGCAGTTGGTCGTGCTGCTTTAGGAGCAAACACCACAGGTACTCTTAATGTAGGTTTAGGAGATGCAGCCCTACAAAGTACAACGACAGGTTTTAGAAACATAGGTATAGGACATGATGGAGGTGGTCAAATAACCACAGGTCATAGTAATGTTGCTATAGGTTATGACTCTGCTGATGCTTTAACTACGGGAGTTGGTAATGTCTGTTTAGGTTCTGGTACAAGACCTTCTACGTATAGTGGTAATTATCAAATTGTTTTAGGATATAACACCATAAGTGCTGGTAATAACACGCTTACATTTGGTACTTCTACAGGAAGCGATAGAGTCTATAATAATTTTGATAGTAACGCTTCTTGGACTAGGGTATCTGATGAAAGGTACAAAGAGAACATAACACCTAATAATGATTGTGGTTTAGCATTTATAAATGATTTGAAACCTGTAACTTTTACTTGGAAAGCTAAAGCAGATATAGATAACACTTTGCCTGACTATAATGAAGAAGAGTCAGAACCTGAATATAAAGAAAAAATGTATGGTCTTATAGCACAAGAAGTTAAAGAATCTTTAGATAAACATAATATTACAGACTTTGGTGGATGGAATGTAGAAGAAGGTAGTAGCATACAAGCTATATCACAAGAGATGTTTGTACATCCACTTATAAAAGCAGTACAAGAACTTTCGGCAAAAGTTGAAGAATTAGAAAATAAATTAAACGGAGAATAATATGGCTCAAACAGTAGCAGAATGTTTAACAGCAGGAGAAGATAGCGTAACAGTTATCAACGACATCAATACAAATGGCAAAAAATCAACGTATGTTGGCGGTTCAGCAGAAGCTGATACAACAACTATGACACAAGCCGAGATAAATGAAATGGTACAACGTAATGTTGACCACTTAGAAACTATCTTGCTTTACGAACCTGTTGACGCAGCAGATGATACACCTAACGTAGTAGGTTCTTCTTCAAGTAAAAAAACTACTTGTAGTGGCGGAGTTACAACGGGTAAAGCTTATATAGCAGCTAATTAATCATGACTGAAAAAGTAACAACTGAAACTACAGAACAACCTGTAGACCCTCAATTACAACAAAGAATCGCTTATACCGAAACTTTGCAACAAGAGATTCAAAACCTTAGAGAGCAAATGGCTCAACTACAATATCAATTAGATATTAGAGTTACAGCTTTAGTTGGCTATCAAAGTACCTTAGAAGTGATTCAAGAACCTGTTTTAAATGGAAAGTAATGCCTAAAAGAACCGTAATGGAAGTAGCCGCACATATAGAAAGACACGAAGCAGTTTGTACCGAACGTTGGCTCGAAACTATTCATCGAATAAAACGTCTTGAGTTATTTGTAATAGCTACTTTAGTTACACTTTTATTAAGTACGGGAGCTATTTTAGCTGATCAATTATTTTAAAATGACTAATGCCCTTACAAAGATTTGAATTTAGACCTGGAATTAACAAAGAAGGCACTGATTATTCTAATGAAAATGGGTGGTTTGATTCTAATTTAGTTAGGTTTCGAAAAGGGCTGCCTGAAAAAATAGGAGGATGGGTCAAATCTTCTAACAATACTTTTCTTGCTACTTGTCGCGCTTTACATGCGTGGGTAGATGTCCAACTCACATCGTACCTTGGTTTAGGTACAACTTGGAAATATTACATTAAGGAAGGGGATAATTATCAAGACATCACCCCTATTCGAGCAACAACCACAAACGGCATTACTTTTGCTGCAACAAATGGTTCATCAATCATCACAGCTACCGATTCAAGCCATGGGGCGGTAGAAAATGACTTTGTTACTATTGCTGGTGCTGTTTCTTTAGGTGGTGTTATAACTGCTGCTGTTCTAAATCAGGAATATCAAATTACAGCAGTACCTTCTACTAATACCTATACGTTTATAGCCAAAGATACTAGCGGAGATGCTGTAACTGCTAACGCAAGTGATTCAGGTAATGGCGGTTCAGGAGTTGATGGTGCTTATCAAATTAACGTAGGTTTAGATGTTTATGTTCAAGGTTCTGGTTGGGGAGCAGGCGCGTGGGGGGCTGGAACTTTTGGATCTGTCAGTGGTATTTCTGCTTCTAGTCAATTACGAAACTGGTCTCATGATAATTTTGGAGAAGACTTATTAATTAATCCCAGAGGAGGAGGAGTCTTTTATTGGGACGAAAGTTCGGGAACAACACAAAGAGCTGTTGCTTTAGGTGATTTGAGTGGAGCTAATCTTGCTCCAAATGTGGCATTACAAGTTTTAGTAAGCGACGTAGACAGACATGTTATTTGTTTTGGAGCAGATCCTTTAAACACGGATGGAACAGCTAGAACAGGTGCTTCTGATCCTTTATTTATAGCTTGGAGCGACCAAGAAAACGCAGCACAATGGGAACCTTTATCAAGTAATACAGCAGGCTCTTTTAGGTTGTCTGCGGGTTCTGCAATTATTGGGGCAGTACGAGCCCGACAAGAAACATTAATTTGGACCGATGTTTCTTTATATTCGATGAGTTTTATTGGTCAACCTTTTGTTTTTTCAATAAATTTAGTAAACGAAGGGGTTGGATTAATTTCACCAAACGCGATGATTAACACACCCAGAGGAGTGTTTTGGATGGATAAAAAAGGTTTCTATACATATAATGGAAATGTGTCAGATCTCCCATGTACTGTACAAGATTATGTTTTGAGTGATATTAACGAAGAGCAAGCTTTTCAAACATTTTCTTTTTTAAATAAAGAGTTTGACGAAGTAGGCTGGTTTTATTGTTCATCTAATTCTTCAGCTATCGATAGATATGTCGTCTATAACTATGAAGATAATGCATGGAGTATCGGAGAACTTAGTCGTTCGGCATGGCTTGATGAGGGTGTTTTTAATAACCCTGTAGCAACTTTAACTGATGCAGATTATGTAGGTTATTTATATGATCACGAAGTTGGTAATGATGATGACGGAACTCCTATGAACAACGTGTTTATAGAGTCTAGTGATTTTGATTTAGGAGAGGGTGAAGAGTTTCAATCTATCAGCAGAGTAATCCCTGATGTTAAATTTACAGGAAATGGAGGATCAGGTCAAACAATAAATGTAGTATTAAAACAAAGGAATTTTCCTGGAGAAAGTTTATCTACTAATGTGACCAGCACCTGCACAAGCACGACAACGAAAATAGACACTAGGCTTAGAGCAAGACAAGCAGCATTAAGAATTGAATCTGATGACGACAACACAGACGGAAATAGATTAGGTGTAGGCTTTAGAATCGGAGTCACTAGAATGAACGTACAAGCTAACGGAAGACGATAATGGCTAAAATACTTGAAACAAAATTACCGATAGCGATTGGAGAAATTTCTCCTGAAACATTTAACAGACTGGTCAGGGTGCTGGAATTAAGTTTAAATAAAGTTGATATAGATGGAACAAACACAGTAAACTTTAAAGAAAGAAATGAAAATTTATTTAATGATGGCGATATTATTTGGAATAAAGAAAGCGAACAATTACAGCTATGGGTTGGAAATAAATGGGTAAACATCTACACAGGAACCAAACAAGGAGTAGAAGGCGCTGCTTTTCTTGGAAAAATTACGGTTTCGACCAACGGAGCAACAACGATATCAATACTGTGAATAAAGATAAATTAATAGAAGAATTAATAAAAGACGAAGGATATAAATACGAAATATATTTAGACCACCTTGGCTACCCTACGTTCGGAGTAGGTCATCTAGTTTTAGAAAAAGATGAAGAATATGGAAAGCCTGTTGGTACTCCTGTTTCAGAAGAAAGAATTAAAGAATGCCTTAGTAATGATATTGAAATAGTCTGTAATGAATTAAATAGAAATATGGAATGGTGGCAGGATTTAAACGATACCAGACAACGTGTGTTGGCTAATATGGCATTTAATTTAGGATTACCTAGATTAAGTAAGTTTGTTAAATTCTTAAAAGCTGTTCAAGATTCAGATTGGGAAAAAGCTTCAGAAGAAATGATGGATTCTAAATGGGCGACTCAAGTAGGAGATAGAGCGAAAAGATTAAAAATAAAAATGTTAAAAGGAGTATAGATGAAAGGTGTAACACATTACAAAAGAGATGGGAGACCCCATAAAGGTGGTACTCATAAAATGCCTAACGGAACTTTACATTCAGGTAAATCTCACGGCAAAACAAGTGAAAGATTATTTCACTTCAAAGACCTAAGTGCAACAGCTAAGAAAAAAGCAAAAGGGAAAAAATAATGCCAAGTAAAAAAACACATAAAACTAAAGACGGTAGAACAGCTAAAAGAGGTCTTTATTACTATATTAATAAAAAGAAAGCAGAGGGCAGAAAACCGCGTAAAAAAGGAGCTAAAGGAGCGCCTACCGCCGCAGATTTTAAACGTTCTGCTAAAACAGCTAAAAAACCTAAAAAGAAATAATGGCTACTAAGCGTAAGGAAAAACCTATACGACGCACTACGAGCGGAAAAGGGGCTAACTATCGCAAGACTAAATCGGGCGCGGGAATGACGGCTGAGGGTGTAAAAGCCTATAGGAAGAAAAATCCTGGATCTAAACTTCAAACCGCTGTAACAGGAACAGTAAAAAAAGGCAGTAAAGCAGCAAAAAGAAGAAAATCTTATTGCGCAAGGTCAGCAGGACAAATGAAAAAGTTTCCTAAAGCCGCTAAAAATCCTAATTCTAGGTTGAGACAAGCAAGAAAGAGATGGAAATGTTAATATGTATGAATATAGTTGCACAGTTGAAAGAGTGGTTGATGGAGATACTATCGACGTTGTGTTGGATCTTGGGTTTGATATTTTGTATAAGTCTCGTGTTAGGCTATATGGTATTGATACTCCCGAGTCACGTACTCGTGACCTGGATGAGAAGGCTAGAGGAAAAATGGCTGGGGCTTTCTTAAAAAAAGCTATTGAAGAAGGTGCTAAAGTTGTTATTCAAACTGAAGTAAAAGATTCAAGAGGTAAGTATGGAAGAGTTTTAGGAAACGTTGTAGTTGACGGAGTTAATATAAATAAAAAAATGATAGAAAGTTACCTAGCTGTTGCTTATTTTGGACAATCTAAAAGCGACGTAGAAGAAGAACATTTAGTTAATAGAAATAAATTAATTGAGTTAGGTAAATTTAATCCTTAGGAGATGTTATGAAGATAGGTGGAATATTAAAAAGTGTGGTCGGAGCAGTAGCTCCTACCTTAGGCACTGCACTAGGTGGTCCAATGGGCGGTATGGCGGCTAAAATGATTTCAGAAGTATTAGGTGTTCCTAATACTCCCAAAGCGATTGATAAAGCGATACAAGAAGCTACTCCCGAACAACTTCTTGAACTTAAAAAAGCAGAACAAGCATTTGAAATTCAAATGAAAGAACTCAAGGTAGATGTTTTTAAATTAGAAACAGCAGATATACAAGACGCAAGAGGTAAGTTTTCTAAAGATTGGACAGCCAGAATCATGGGTATTGTTGTTGTAGGCGGTTTTATGGGTTACATATTTTTAGTCACCATCCAGCCTCCTGAGCAAAACTCAGAGGCATTGATAAACCTTGTTCTAGGCTACCTCGGTGGTTTAGCTTCTGCGATTATAAGTTTTTATTTTGGAGCGTCTCAGAAACAAGACTAATGGATCAAGCAGTAACATTTATAAACGAAGTTGGTTTTCCTATTGCAGCGGCATTGGGTTTAGGTTTCTTTATATGGAAACTTATCAATAGAATTATTGATGGCATGGAAACAAAGCTAGATGTCTTAGATGAAAAAGTTGCAGTACAAATAGCAGCAATGGAAGAAAGGCTAGGGGGCAAACTAGATTCACAACATGGTATTTTAGTAGCATTGATTGACAGAATACGTTCTCTAGATAATGAAATTATTAGGCAAGATACTATGATCAAAACAATCCTAGGAGTTCCTAATCTTATAGACATAGATAAAATCGCTAAAGCGGATAGAGACGACCAACGTAAAGATTGATGAACAAACATGATAATCTTTTTGCAATAATAGGTTTATCTATAGTATTACTTGTAGTAGTTCTACAACAAGTACAGGCTGATGAAATGGTGCATCAGTTTAAAAGTCCTTCTTTTAACGGAGAAGGAACTTCTAGTCATTATTTAACTATAGAAAACCAAGAAGCTAATCGCAAACAAGCTATAGAAGAAGAAATACAGGCTCTTAAAGACGAAATAGAAAGAGAAGAAAATAACACAGTGGAAGCTAGGTTTATGCGCAACCTTACTTCACGAATTTATGCAAACATTGCTAGGCAAGTAGAAGCTGCATTGTTTGGAGAAGATACAAACAAAAGTGGATCTATGGAACTTGATGGAAACACGATAGATTATGAGATTACGGAAGAGGAGGTTAGAGTTACAATCACTGATGAAGACGGCAATACAACAGAAGTTATCGTACCTATTGGTGGTTTTACTTTCTAGTTGTGCTTTGATGATTGATCCGCTAGAAAATAATTTACCACCGATCAAGCATATACAACCTGCTTCGATTGAGAAACTATACACTGCTTTAGCGGATGTCGAAGAGCCTTCTAGGAAACCAGTTATTTCCGTTTATGCTAATGATTTCAAAGATCAAACAGGGCAACGTAGATCGAACGCTAAATATGCAACTTTTGCTACAGCAATTACACAAGCACCACATGCATATCTTATACGAGCACTTAAACACTCAGGGTTTTTTGAAGTAGTCGAACGAGTCGCTCTTGAATCAGTTAGTAAAGAAAGACAACTAATTCGTTCAACTCGAGAAACGTTTGACGAAAAACAAAAACTCTTACCCCTCAAATTTGGCGATATGATTATGACAGGTGGAGTGTTATCGTATCAAGCAAATATAAGTTCTGGAGGAGCAGGGGCTAGAAATTTAGGAATAGGTTTTTCTAAACAATATAGAGAAGATATAATTACTATTAGTTTACGAACGGTCTCAGTAAGTACGGGCAGAGTCCTTACTGAAGTGTTGGTTACTAAAACTGTTTTATCAGCTTCTTTAGATAGTGATGTTTTTAGATTTATAAGTCAGGGAACAGAGCTTATAGAGATAGAAGGGGGAAATGTTAGGAACGAGCCGATGAGCGTAGCTTTACAAATAGCTATCGAAACAGCTGTGTTAGAAACAATTAAAGAGGGTTTAGATAAAAATTATTGGAGGTTAATACAATGAAAAAATATCTATTTATACTTATATTTTGTGCACCTATTTACGGAGCAGATAACGAAATATTTATTGATCAAAGTTCAGGAGCATCTAATTCTAATATAGATTTAGAACAATTAGGTTCTGGTAATATTATCGGAGGAGCCACTGCAGCAGCAGGTTCTATGACTGATTTAAATTTAGTAGGGACAGCGCTTACTTTAGACATAAACCAGATCGGAGATACAAACAAGTTTTTAGGTGATATTGTTTCAGACTCATATACAGGGCTTTTTGAATTTGACGGCAACAGTAATACTTTTAATATGAACACCGATAAGACAGCAACTTACGGAGCAGATTCATCAAATGTTAATGTGGACGTGACTGGAAATAGTAATACATTTACTTTAAACCAAGCTACTTCTGCTTTAGCCAGTACATTAGACCTAGATTGGATTATTAATGGTTCTAGTAATACAATTATATCTTCAATCAATGTAGATGCTGCTACAAACTATGTCAGCATAGACGGATCAGATAATGCTTTAACACACACAGCTACTGGTTATGCGGGTAATTACTTTTACCTAGACCACGACGGGGCTAATAGAACATTTAACATTACACAATCATCAACATTAGATAATGACTGGCTTAAAATACTTAGCTCTGGTACTAGCACTTCTACTGTCTGCGTCGTTCAAAACGACCAAGGCACAGGCACAAGCTGTTGATATAGGAAGTATCAGTGAGCTAAAAGGCAATGCTCAGGTTGTACGAGACAAGCCGTATGGCGCAGAACTATCGTTTCCTATCCAGCAAATGGATAATGTCAAAACAGAAACTGGTCGAGTCGCGATTACGTTTGCTGACGATACGATTGTTCGCGTTATGGATCATAGTAAGTTAGTTATAGATACATATATTTATGATCCTAATCCTAAAAAATCTGAAATGGCTCTTAGGTTTGCTAGTGGAACAGCAAGATTCGTAACAGGTAAATTTAATAATAAAAAGAATATAAAAATCAGTACTCCCAGTGCTGATGTGTTTGTTAGAGGCACAGATTTTACGATTACAACAACTCCAGAAACAGGTGCTTCTTTAGTTATTTTATTGCCCGACGAGTACGGGGAATCTAGTGGAGAGATAGTTGTAGCTACAGCTATGGGTCAAGTTGTGTTGAACCAACCGTATCAAGCCACGACAGCTATGACCTATAACCAAGTCCCTTCTAAACCCGTGACGTTAGACATAAGTTTAGAGTTTATCGACAACATGTTGATAGTAAACTCTCCTAATGAAAAAGATAATATAGAAGAAGAATCACAAACAGGCACTACAGCAGATTATTTAGATTTTAATGATTTAGATGTAGATTTTTTAGCAGAAGATTTTTTAGATAACGAAGCTGATTTAACATTTACAGAACTAGATATAAATTATCTTGACGTAAACTTTCTTGAAGACTTACTTAATATACTTGATGCTTTAGCCATAGGAGCTGAAGAAGATCAATTAAATCAAATTGCGACTGGAATAAAAATAACAGGTACACAAATAGGTCAGGACAAAGTAAGCCAAATAACAACAATTATTACAGGACAACTTATTAGTTTAAGAAGAAGTGTAGGAGAAACAGTACGAATAGACCTTGACGGATCAAGTTCTTATACCTTAGTCCTGTTACAAAATGGTGTAGAAAACATAATTAAAGTTAACGGTGGTTCTTCAAATACTATAAACATAAAACAAGGAAACTGATGAAGAAAATAGTTTTTACAATTTTATTTATAGTTTTACTTCTTCCGTTAGCGTTTCAAACAACTCCGTTAGAAGTATTAAAACTAAAAACATTTGATGCTTTTCTTCCTAAACAACAACCTTCTGGTTATTTTACAATTTTAAATATTACAGAAGAAGACATAACAAACGAGGGGGGATACCCGTTATCCAGACAGACTTTAGCACAGATACAAATTAACTTATTACGAAAAGGTGCGATAGGTGTCGGTTGGGTTGTTGCTTTTCCACAACCCGATAGATTCGGAGGGGATTTTGAATTTATGGAAGCACTAGGTTTTGCTCCTAGTGTGTTAGCTATGTATGAAAACGATACAGATAATTACCCACCGACCACAGGCACAGTAATTTTAGGAGAAAATATCGGGGGGATAGAGGCTCAAGGAGTAGTACAAAACATAGACATTTTAAAACAAAATGCTTCACAAGGAATTGCAGTAGCCAGACCTGAAGTTGATTCTTTAATTCGTAGATTACCTTTGTTATTAAGAACTCCTGATGGATTCGTGCCAGCTTTTGGAACAGAAGTTTTAAAAATATTAGCTGGAGCAGATACCTATGTTATTAAAACAAACGAAAATGGTTTAGAAGAAATAAGAGTAAAAGGTTTACCTTCTGTTCCTGTAGATTCTTACGGTAGAAAATGGGTAAGTTGGGTAGATACCCCACAGACTACGTTACGAGAGATGGACGTAGAAAATAAGTTTGTTTTTGTGGGGTTTACTGCTAAAGGAATTATGCCACAGTTAAGTACTCCAGTTGGCTATCTTGAGCCTCATAAAATACAAACCGCATTAGCTGAAAGTATTCTTATAGAAAATAGTCCATATGTACCTGATTATGCTTTAGCTGTAGAGCTTCTTATCTTTTCTGTGGTTATAAGCTTAATCTGGTTAGTTTTAAACGTATTCGGAATAACCTCTGGAATAGTATTAGCTACCCTTATTTCTTTCTTAACTGCGTTTTCTGGGCTTTATTTAATAAAAAACGGGTTATTAATAGACGTAACATGGACATTAATAACTGGAATCCTAACAGGAACAACAGCTTTTTATATAAACTATCGTACACAATTTAAATTACGTCAACAGATTAAAAAACAATTTGAACATTATTTAGATCCTCGCCAAGTAAAACAACTACAAAACAATCCTGAGTTATTAAAATTAGGAGGTGAAAAAAGGTACTGTACCTTTCTGTTCACGGATGTAAGGGGATTCACAGCTATGAGCGAAAGTATGCCTCCAGAAGAAGTTACTATAATTATGAACAAAGCACTGACTATTCAACAAAAAGTTGTACAAAAACATGGAGGAATGGTAGATAAGTATATAGGTGATGCAATGATGGCTATATTTAATGCACCGTTAGATTTAGAAAACCACGCACATAAGGCGGTTCTTGCGGCTATAGAGATACAACAACGTATAAAAGAAGAAAATATTGGGATAGAGATCGGAGTTGGATTAAATACAGGTGACGCTGTAATTGGCAACATGGGCAGTGATACGCGTTTCGATTACACCGCTATTGGAGACTCTGTAAACACTGCAGCTAGAATGGAGAGTAGTTGTAAGGAAGTCGGGGAAGATATAGTAATTACGGAAAATACAGCATCACAAACTCAAATAGAACTTAGACCATTAAAACCTATAAAAGTTAAGGGGAAAGAAAAACCAATAAATATATACACAGTCAATGATCTTGAAGTATAATCATTTTATCAGTTCTTTACTGCAGCCTTCGGGAACGGCTTTATCCGCTAATAAACCATACTGAAAAACATTATGCAGAAATTAAAATGGCAATAGAACTACTCGCAGCTTTAAAAACCATAGGGACAACAATAGCCTCGGCTGGTGGTAAAATAGCAGCAGGAGCAAAAGCGGCAGCCCCATTCGCAAAAGACGCAGCGACGATAGCCACTAGTGCTAAAGGTATCTATGACGCAGTACAGGGGTCACAAACAGGCGGAGGCAGTGGTGGGGGAACTCCTGCAGCACCTCAAGGCGGTACTGGTTTTAAATTTCAAGAAGTTTCTGGTTCTGAAATCCCAGCTTCTGTTTTTTATGAAAGGTTAGCAGCAGAATTAGGTGAAGATCCTGAAGCTATAAAAAAATTATTAAGAGAAGGGGTAGGTCAAAAAATGAATGGAGGTCCTTTATATGCAAATTCTGGAACCTATGTCGGAGGACAAAACAATCCGTTAGGGGGAATTGTTTCTTTAATTGAGCCTTTACAAAATTTAATAAACTCTTCAGCAGAAACAAAAACAGCAGAAGCTAATCTAGCTATGCAAACAGAATATGATGTATACGTTGACTCAATGAGAGAAAACCCAATTCTTGATGATGAATTTTTCGAAAGTGAAGGTGGTTCAGATCAAACCATGACCTATGAAGAATATGCTTCTTCAGGACAAGGAGAAGCTAAACCTTACGAAATGAATTTTTTCGAAAAATTAGCTGGAAATTATGATAATTCAGACTTTAGAGATACATTAGCTATGTTAGGAAAAATGAATATTCCTAATACAAAATCTAGTGGTAGACTAGGTGGATTAATGAGTATACCCACTGGGGGAGCTTTTCAGGGTTTTAAACAAGTAGGTTTTGCTGCAGAAGGTAAAGCAATGGTTCCTTCTGAATCAACTTTTATGAAAAACTATATGCCTAATGGTGGGGACATAAAGGGTCCAGGTGGTCCAAAAGAGGATCTTATACCAGTAATGGCAAGTAACGGGGAATATATGCTTTCTAAAGCTTCAGTAGATCAAGCAGGTGGAGGCAATCACCGTAGAGGGATAGCTAGGTTAGAAGAATTCAATAGACGAGGTAATGCACGTTATGGTTGACAGAACAGGACGAGAATTTGGGACATCGGCTCCCGCAGGATATGTAGGTGATTATTTAAGAAACACTATATTTCCCGCAATCGGAGGAAATTTAAATAGATATTATCAAAATATGGGTAAAGCGGATTCTACTCCGTTTACTTATTCAGGTGAAAGAATTGCAGGATTTGATCCAAGAGAAACTTATGGGATGCAACTTTCGGATGAAGCTATTGGTAATTATAGAAATTTTATAGATGCTTCTACAAGAGGATTAGGAGAAGCAAATAGAACAGCAGGTGCTGCCTCAGGTGTGGGTAGTCAATATTTGTCCGATTCAGCACGAGAAGGTGCTGGGTACATGCGAGAAGGAACTGATGCAGGCAGAGCATTAACAGATGAAGCGTCTAATATGTATAGAGGACTTGGAGCTAGTTTTGATCCTAATAGTTATTCCGCGTACATGAACCCTTACACCGACGAAGTAATTAACAGAACTTTAGGTGATATCAGAGATCAAACAAACATTTCACGAGATGCTTCAAGAGCCCAAGCTGTCACGGGAGGTGCTTTCGGAGGAAGTCGAGGAAGAATTACAGAAGCGGATATAGAAAGAGGTGGGCTACGTTCTATGGGGGATACTGCAGGTTCTCTACGTGCACAGGGTTATAGTAATGCTATGGATAGGGCTTATCAAGAATTCGGTAGAGGTCAAGACGAAAAAACACAAATAGCAGGTGCTTTAGGTGGTCTAGGACAACAAACATATGGAATGGGGTTAGGCGCAGGACAAGGACTCTTCAATCTTGGCTCAGGCGCAGGACAAGGTATCGCAGGTATAGGACAAAATTTAGCAGGAACATATGGTGCTTCAGCAAGCGCAATGAGTGGATTAGGTACTCAGTTTGCTAATTTAAGTTCTGCAGATATAGATAGAATTATGAACATGGGTAGTATGGGTAGAGCAAGAAATCAAGCAGGTTTAGATTTAGATTACTCTAACTTCGTAGGTGAATATAATATGCCAAACACAGTATTAGGTAACACAATAAGTGCGGTAGGTGCTGCAGGTCCGATGGCAGGTGGTTTTTCTTACGCAGGAGCTAATCCAACAGCAGATTTAGCAAGTGGTTTTGGAAGTAACTTTTTCCCAAGTACTGCAGGAATCGGCTCTTATGGAACAACAGGCACGGGCACGGGCACCTTAGGGGGATATACGGGCGGTGTTTATAATAATACGTACGGCAGTAATATGCCTGTTTAGGATAAAAAATGGCAAACGGTAAACAAGGAATAGGCGGGTTTGGATTCCCAAATTTTCAGACAGGGGGAGTAGAACAATTAAAACTACAACCTCGACAAATGCAATTCCCACGAGTAAGTGGTGGAGGCGGAAGTTCTAAAAGTTCTATTAATCCTGGTGTAGCTTTTCTTCCAGGGATCATAGGAGCGTTGGGTGATAAATTTTTACCACAGCAAGAAACACTGCCAGCCAGAACTTCTTCAGACCCTGCAGTCCAAGATATTTACACAGCTGCTGATGCAATTTACGGACCCGATAAAGCAGCTCCTTCTTTTTTACAAGAAATTTTACCTGCAGGAATAGACCTCGCTGTCTCTGCTGGACTAGGCGCGGATCGAGGTGGCTTAGAATATGCTAGACAAAGGATCGCTAAAAGAACTTCAGATAAAGAATACCAAAGAAATATTGCATTAGAAAAAAGAAAATTTATAAACGATAAAACAAAGTTTGATGTCCCTAAAGAACAAACTTTTGTAAACCTTTCTCAATATAAAAAAGACGGCACCATGAATTTTAGAGAAGGTTATTTTACAAGTAGAGCAGGTTCTGGTCGAGGTGATTATTTTTTACAAAACGATGCAAAAGACGGATATCAAAATTTATTAGAGTTTCCAGATAATTACGTTACATTAGATTCTTTTGAAGAACTTAGTAGCATTAATAAAGATCCAAAAACTAAAAATGATATTAGAGCTTGGTCAACTGCACACGCACTACAGGAGCAAGCAGCTCTTGCTGTTGCAGAATACGGAGCTAGTTCCTTAGAAATAATTAATAAACAAGAATTAGGAGAGGGGGCTGGTGCAACAACAACCGCTCAATTTGCTTCTTTTACTAATGGTGTGTTTGCTGAATTTGATGTTTTTAAAAATAGTTTTGAGAAAAGTTTAGGTACTTCGTTTTTTAGCCAAAATAAAAATGGGGGAGGTCGTTCTTCTGGAAATACAGGAAGCGGTAAACAAGCGGAAGCTTTATATAATAATCTTGCGACTTTAGATTTAGAAACACTTGTTAATGATCCTGCGGCGGCTGATCAGTTTTTATTACAGGTTAATGATTTTACAGATGGTGTAGGGGATCCTGCCCTCCGTAGATTATTAAGTGAAGTAGCGGGAGATAATGCAATACTAACTGCCAGATTATTACAACTGGCATATTCTGCAGCAGCAACTTCGGGACAAACAGGTCGTACTTTATCGGATAAAGATTTAGCTTTTTTCTTAAAAATAGTTGGTCAAGGTCAAGTTGGATTATCAGATCCTTCCGCTCAAAAAAGAAATTTGGCTAATTATATAACACAAGTTTTTAGACAAATAGACGAACCTGTGAGAGCTAAGATAGGGGGTAGAAGATTAGCTTCAGAGGTAGACCAAGAAGAATATACAGATGTTTTAGGTGTTTATTATAACTTTGATAGAAAAGCACCCGTGAATAAAAGAGAGTATGAATTTGTTCCTTTCGTAAAAAGACATAGCCCTGATCCAAACAGTCCCTCCTATAGCCCAGCTATGGAAAGATTCCAAAAAGCATTACAAGGCGGTAAAATGGGCACATTAGAAGAAGAAGTAGAAAAAGCTAAACAGTTCGGCGATCCAGATAGTTTGCAATTTCAAAAAATGATGGAAGACAGTTTAAAAAATATCACTACATGAACATAGAAAAAACATTCGAATATTCACAACAAGTCGCTCAACAGCCTCTTGTGAATCAATCAGATAGAACTTACGGTGATATTTTAAATCAAGACCAATTAAACGTTTGGGGTCAATATATGTTTGATCCAGAGGGTGCTGATGCTTATTATAAAAGTATAGGACAAGAACAAAGTTATAAAAATGCATTAAAAGTTATTAAAAATGACATACAGTTCTATGATAGAGAGCCTGTAGGTAGGGAAAAAACCTTAACAAGGTTTGAACAATTTATTGGTAAAGATTTAGGATTCGGTGCTCTAGCTACAGCTGATAAAATTTATGGAGGTTATCCAGGAAACGTTGCTCGTGAACCGTATGAAAGACCAGGAGTGGAAGTAGAAAACAGATTAAAAAGAAAAGGTTTTCAACCGTATAACGAATACGCTTATGAAAACAAACTTAATCCTCTTGAAGATATAGGTTTTTTAAGAGCTTTTGGACCTATGAAAGATACTCCCAGAAGTGTTAAACAATATTTTAATGCAGTTGGAATAGAAACAACACCTAAATGGACAGACCGTAGAGCCCCAGAAGAGGGGGTACAAGTTAACCCTACAGGCGGACAATCTCCAGAAGATTATGTGTTTTTTGATTCACCTGTTACAACAGCAAAAGATTTTATTGAAGCGGGTTCTATTTACGGACCAGCACTAGCAGGCGAAATTATTTTAGGCAATAAAGGATTGAAACAATTTGAAAGTCGGTTTGTAGGTAATATTCCTTCTGCTGTAGGAAAAGTAGGACAGGTTGCTGCTCTTTCAGCCTCCAGTGGTTTTGGAGCCGCGGGGGGAGAAGCTGCTCGATTAACGGTAGGTTCTTTTATAGGGGCAAATGATTTAACTCTTTCTGAAATAGCTGTGGAAAGCGGTATAACAGGTGCATGGGCTACAGGAGGAACATTCGTAGTGGATGTTGGATTAAGGTTTTTAAAAACATTATATAAAACCATGTCTGGAGGTGAAATACCTGCAGGAGCTTTAAAAGATCTAGAAGATTTAGCAAATCAATATAGAGATTCAGCAACAGGTGTTTCTAAACAAAAGGATTTTATTATTGGAGAAGAAATAACAACTAAAGACATACAAGATGCAGTATCAGAATTAATGCCTGACGTAAATTATGCAATAGGTAAAAACGCTACTTTAGGAACAACAACTTTAGACGAGTTGGCTTTTGATTTAGAACTAACTTTTTTAAAAAACTCAGATAACCCTGCATTAAGAAAATTATTTTTACAAATACAACAGGGTGAAAAAGATTTAATGAACAGGTTTATAACTGAATTAAACCTACAAGTAGGTAATCAAGTTGATGATTCAGTATCTGCTACTTTTTTACAAAAAGAAATAGAAGGTATCGGGGGAGATAGAAAAAATATCTTCGAAGCTGCTTCTAACAAAGCTATAAATAAAATAGAAGATATTTTATCTGGAAGAAATATATCAGAAGGTGGTACAGTATTACAAAAAGAAGTTGTAGCTGAAGATTTAGGCTCTGAAACATTTGAAAAAACTAGGTCAAGGATACAAGAAATAACTCAACAATTTGTCAAACCATTTGACGAAGCTTTTAAAGAAGTTTTAGCGTCTCCACGTTACGCAGATTTAACAACAGGAGCGGGTCAAATACAACCAAGTATGGTTGCTTGGAAAAATTTAGGAGCAAAAAGTGACGAGCTTTTTAATGAATTTGGTTCACAAGAAGCCCGAGAACAACTTTATGAATTACTAGGACCACAGGGTAAAGAAACATTAATAAGATTACAAGGCAGAGAAAAAGTTCCAAAAACTGTTCTAAATAAAAAGACAGGACAACCTCAAGAGATAATCGTTTCAGGTAAATTTAAAAAACCTAATTTTACTTTACAAGAATTAAATAATGCGAGAGTAAGTTTAAATAATTTTGCAAGCAATACAGGTAATCCAACAGCCGCTGCATCTGCACGAAATTTAGAAAGAGGTATAGAAAAACAAATTGATAGATTATTTTTAGAAGGAGCTTCCAGAGAGTCTGGCATCCCAATAACTTCTGTTAAAAAAGTTAAAAGTTGGATGGCAGATAATAATTATGGAACAGATTTAAAAATTGCTTATATGGATAGAACGCAAGCTTTAAAAGAAGCTAAATATAATGCTATAAAACAAATAAATAAAACTAACCCAGAGAACGTCGTTGAGTATTTATTTAATACAAACGTTAAAAACGCTAATAAAAACACTGAAGTAGAAAATCTTGTAAATATTTTAAAACAAACAGAAGCACCTGAGCTTTTGACATTACAACAAGCAGCTGCAACCCGAATATATAATCAGTCATTGACTCAAGGAACTCCCGTAGAAAGAGCTAGAAATTTTAATAAATTTTTAAAAGAAAATGAAGGCACAATAAACGCTTTATTTCCTGAAGGTCAGTACGGAAACATAGTTAGTTTAAAAGGTTTTGAAACAAATGTCCTAAAACCAATAGAAGAAGCTACAGAACAAATAGCAGAACTTGAAGCTAGGTTTGGTAATGAAAATTTTACTAATATAATACGTGGTTATCTTAATGCAGGAAAAAGTTTTAAAGAAAGTGCTGCAGGAGTAGATAATATTAAATTTTTACAAGAACTAATAGAAACGAATCCAATCATACAAGATCAAACTGCAAGTGTGTCTAAATCGTGGTTAATAACTAATATTATGAAACGACAGCCTGATGGCACATATGCAATAGACCCAGACACATTAAATAAAATAATGACTGATGGTTTCGGACCTCCAGGTTCTCCAAACACTTTTAAAGATTTTTTTGCACCTCTTATAGGAAAAGAAGGTAATAAATATGTTAAAAATTTAGAAACATTAAACACTATCGCACAAAGAGTTGCAGCTAGAGCACCCGCACAAGAAGGTTTAGATAAAGTAAACTTAGCTCCGCAAACACAGTGGCTTGAAAGAGCTTTTATTGCTCCTTTAACAAAAACAGGAAGAAGAATAACTGGTTTAAGAAACTTGATAGGTGCAAAAGCAGGACAAGTTTTAGGAGAAGCTCTCGCAGATCCTGCATTACTAAATAGGTTGATAGGCAGGGCTGATACGTATGTAAATGCATTACAATTTATTCGAACTTTAAACTCTATGAACACAGTAGCCTCACGAGATTTAGCAAGTGAATATTCTTTTTACTCTCCAGTAACTTTAACATATACACAACCTGATAAAGAGGCTGTAGACTATGGTTCAATAAATGCGTATATTCAAGAAATTCAATCAAAATATGGTATGCCGAGTTACTTCGGATACAGTAAGGGGATGAACTAATGTCATACAATCCAGGAAATTTTGGAGGCGGTTCTAACTTAGGAATTGATCTAAGTAATTTACCTACTTTCGATGATATAGTAATAGATATTAGTCCAGAACAAATAGAAGCAGCACTAGCTCGGTATAACGCAAACGCGGCTAAACTAAATGTAAACACTACATATGACCAAGATGTAGCAGATACTGCTGAGTCTGAAGCAGCAGCAGCAGAAGAAACTGCAGGTGTTGCAACTGGAGCGGGTATTGCTAGTTTACCCGCAGGACAAGAAGTAGAACAAGAATTAAACTACAATCCTGCAGGATATGGTTATGAAGATTATGTAGAATATGCTTATGATGATGGTCCTGGTGAGGATCTTTATGATTATACATATGATGAAATAGATCAAAGCGCGGAAACAGGTACGACAGCAGGTACGACAGCAGGTACGACAGCAGGTACGACAGCAGGTACGACAGCAGGTACGACAGCAGAAGAAGAAAGAGTACAAAAAAGACTTGCAGAAGAAAAAGCTGCAGCAGAAGCTCAAACAGGTACAACAACAGCAGGTTCAGAAGGTCAGACAACAACAGAAACAAAAGCATATAGCCCTTATGATTTTAGTGATATAGGTTCTAGGGGTTTAGGTGGTGAGTATCTTGATTCTATGACTTTTTATTGGTACGATCCTGCAACCGACACAACAGGAAGTACTAATGACGGATGGAGTAGAGTTCCTGATGCGGTTAAAGGTTATACTTATTTAAACCCAGATAACAGAGACAACGCTGCCGCAACAGCTAGGGATTATTTTGGAACGACAAGTACAGAAACAGATGCAGGAGCAGGATCAGGAGCAGGAGCAGGATCAGGAGCAGGATCAGGAGCAGGAGCAGGATCAGGAGC